ACCCACAAGGTCTCGCTGTCTCCAGCTGCACAGCGTCAGCTACTTTCGAGTGATTATGCTGACCAGGAAATCAAAGGTACGCTCCAGGTATCTAAAGCCGTAACCGGAAGCGGACTCAGCAAGATGTTCAAAGAAGAGCACGTCGTAGCTGCTTGAGTGCTGGTGACCAAGGGGTCAGGTGGCCCCTTGATTATTATTGCCAAGACTTAACTTGCCAATTTCTAGTGGTTTAAGTGTATTGTTCTCCTTGTCACGCCTGAGACCCTCAAGGAACGCCGACACTTTATTGTTGTTGTCGATCACGACTTGAGGTAGCTGTGGCTCAATCTTCTTGATGCCAAGCGCATTCCTGATGTTTTTCACCGACCATCCTATGGTATTAGCCAGGGCCGTAAGTGCTCCAAGAACGATATTGCTTAGGATTATTGACCTCTTGGCCCAAACTTCAGAGCTATAGGTTCTTTTTGCGATAGCCAGCTCTACGGCCTTTCTGGTTAGCTTGGCCTGCTCAGGTGTAAAGCCTGCATCCAAATTAAGAACATCATCATAGTAAAGCTCGCTCTGGCCATTCTTCGGCAGGGGCATATCTACATCTGCGCTATATTGTCTAAATGCTGCCTTGTCGTGGAAGTGACCGTGCAGACACTGCTCAAGATCCAACGCGCCTAAATGGAACTTGAAATACAACACTTCATCTATGTACTTCTCATCCCCGGTGCCTTGGAATGCGAGGCGATCATTCACAGATTTCATTTTCGTAAAACCTATCTTGTAAAACTTACCCAGTGGAGTATTGAGTCTTACGTAATATAGGTTTCCAACATCCCCTGTGAAATTTATCTTGCCAAAATCCCTCAACATATCAAGCTTCCATGATTGCTATTAAATTTCCCAGCGTTGTCCATCATGACCGATGGTGATCATCTGGCAGTTAGAGATGGGATGTTCCAGGTCAAAAGCGCGGAAATCTCGCATAGCCGCTGAGTCAATCCTAACGGGAGACTCTACGACCAGCCACCGCACGGCTTGAATAAACTGACCATGGCCAAACACAGCCACCATGCCAGACATTCCATGTAGCCGACGCAGGGACTCCCTCGCACGTTGGATCAAGCTAGCGAATGACTCAGTACCTGGCCCATCAGCAAAGTCAGGATCAGCAGACAGCCAATAACTCTCCACCCATGGCCTACGGTCAGAAGCAGTCGTGTTCGCGCACCTGGATGGAGATAGGTACGTAAACTCCTCAATAGGCCAGATCTCTACGAGGACGTCAGGGAAGCGCTCAATGGTCGGCCTGGCTGTATCAGCAGCTCGCTCATAGGGTGACGTCACTATCAGCCCCGGAGCCAGATCGAAAGTCGCTGCAACAGTTCGCGCTTGCTCCCATCCCTTTTCGGTCAGGGGGATCAGAGCTGGGTCGGATGTAGCGGTGCCGGCGTTAGCAGCACTTTCGCCGTGCCGAACGAAATGGACAGTCAGCATACGATTGTCTCCAGCTCGTCGCGGGCAGCACTCTCGGCAATCCTGAACAGATGGTCGGTCAACTGAACGACATTTTCTGCCCCAACCTCCTGCAACATATTCTCCATCGCCTCCTTTGCTTCGGTATCATCGCGCCGATGTTGCAGCGTAAAGGCAAGGCAGTTAAACACGCAGTCCAATACATCAAACCTATGACCTGGCACCGCCTCCGAGTCGAGTAAGTAATCCAGCGCCACTTCCTCCGGCATGTCATACCCGCACGCCCTGAGCACCGCGATACTTTGACGACAAACGTAATCATCACGCTCCGCAAGCGTTAATTCCGATATTTTCTGCATTCCCGGCCTCATGCCTTTGAGCTCAAACCATTCTTGACCAGGGGCCCACCTGTGTCAATTGAAATGGTATAATGTTGATATAAAAATAATAATAAGAAAGACCACAAATGTCTCTGCTCGATCTCGTCATCCCATTCAAAAAAGTCATAATCACGCAGGCAGTTGAAAACAAACCTGAAGTTTCCTTCGACGTTTACGGGCTTACTACCGAAGACTTCGTCCGCCTTGTTGATAGCCACGGCAAGATCCTGGGTGCAATCTTCCTGCAGAATGCCAAGGAAGACCTCAAAGATACCGATAACTCCAAGGGCATAATGCTCCAGTTCCCTGGCTTCGGTGCTGCCTGTATCGCACTCGGCTGCAAAGAGCCCGAAGCTGCCGCTCACGTACAACACCTCCCGCTGATGACACAAGTGGAACTTCTCGCTGCAGTGTTCTCGCTTACTTTTCCTGACGGTCTAAAAAAAAGCCTGGTAAAACTCGGGCCGACACTCGTACAGCTGCTGAAAAAGTAAAGGACTACGAGGCAGAGCGAAAGCGTCTTGCTAATGCCAAAGAAGGCGAAGAGTTGGAAGACTTCCTGGACACCCTGGTTTCGAACTGCGAGCTTTTAATATCTAGGGGTCACAACAACGCGACCCTAAACCCATACAAATACTCGATTAGAAAACTTTTCAAGATTGCAACGATTCAAAAAGAGCTGCGCAGGGAGGAGTTATTCGGAGAAATGTATGGCAATCACTTGAGCCGAATATCTTGTGTTTCAGGGGACTCAAAACCGTTTAATGATTTGATGATGAAAATTGCCGGAGAGCAATGAGAATGGCTAGTAATGCAGTAATCAACTTAATCCTTAAAGCTAAGGATGAGGCATCGAGCGTCTTAAAAAGCACTGCAGCCAAGGTCACCGCCCTGGTCGCTGCGTTTGGTGGTGCTGTCGCCATCAAGGAGACTATTCATGGGCTGACTGAACTCGACTTTGCAGCCAGGCGCCTTGGTGTCTCGATGGAGGAGCTAACCGCTGCTCAATATGCAGCATTCAGTGGTGCTAGTGTCAATCCCGATCAATTCCTTGACGCGCTGGATGAGGTGCGTATAAAAATCGAGGAATTCAGCTCTATTGGCTCCGGTGGTGCAGTTGATTTCTTCGAAGTCATGAATATCTCCGCAGAGAAGTTTAACAAGCTCAACCCACTGGAGCAGCTAGACAAAATATCTGAAACGATTAAGGGGATGTCCGATAACTCAGCATTTACATTCCTTGATCAAATCGGGTCGGACTCGCTAAGGAACCTGCTGCCGGTTCTGCGCAATGGCGGTGCTGAATTCAAGAAACTTCGAGCAGAGGCGGAGCGGCTTAACCTTACACTTTCTGACACCGACACAATCTCTGTCGCCCAGCTTGGAAAATCATTTTCCCAGCTCGAAAAAGTAGGCAGCACTGCATTCAGCAAAATGGTTGCTGGCGTTGCGCCAGAGCTAACCGCGATAACTGAGCTCATCACCGAAGCCATCGCTGGCATCTCAAAAGACACGAAGGAACCAGTAAAGGACATTGGCCGGACATTCCTTGATGTTTTTTCTGGCGTAGTTGCAAGCCTTAACTTTACTGTCCAGGTTAAGAATGCGTTCGTGGTTGCATACAGCGCGATGAAAGAAGTTGTCTTGTCCTTCGCCACGTTCAACCTCAAACAGTTCCAATTCCTTGACTCTATTTATACAAAAAGCGCTAATGGCCTCGTCAATATTTTCAGGGCCGCATTCGCCAAGAACCTTGAGTTCCTGAACTCAACTTTCATTGAGCCAATGAAGCAGTTTGCTGCAACATTCAACATGGATGCGGCTGCTGGTCAGATTTCAAAATTCCAGGGCGTTCTGACTGGTCTTCAGGAATCGTCAAGCAAGCCAATCCAGGTTGCGAATGAAAATAAAAACATCGGAGAGATGATCAAGCAACTCCAGACACTTCAGGCTGAGGCTAATAAGTCCGGCCTAGAAAATTTCAAGATTTGGAGCGACAGTGACTACGAAAAGCAAACTGAAGAAACCATGGCTAGAATCCAAGCTAGGCTTCTTGAAAATGAAGACAAAACTAATGCCGAACTAGCCAGACGAAAAGACAAGTCCGACCAGGACAAGATCGTAAAACTTCAGACCAAAAACGCCGAGGCTTCGGCAGCCATCGCCGCTACCCAGGCCCAGCTCCAGGCGGATCTCGCGAAAAAAGAGATCGACATCACCATCGGCAAGATCGACACGAAAAAGCAGGTAGAGCTGTCCGGCCTGCAAGAGCGTGCTCGCTTGGAAAACTTATCTGCAGTCCAGATCGCGGAAGAGAAATTCCGAATCGAGATGGAGGCCGCTAAAAAGCTCAGCGAGCAAAAAAGACGCGCTCTCGATCTCGACATTAAGGCTCTGCAAGGCAGCCTAGCTGGTCAGCAAAAGCTCCTCGGCGTAACCCAAAACCTCAACGACCGCCCCGGCATCCTTGCGACTATCGCCCAGATCGAAGCTGATATAACCAGCAAACGCGCAGACCAAGCCACCATTGGCGCCGAGCTTGTAAACCAGGCCGCCCTGCTCAAAGCCGAACGCGCCGCCGAGCTGGGCGTAATTAAGCAGCAACTCCAGCAGATCAAAGCCGACGCCGAGATCGAGCTCCTGGCCATCGGCGGCGACCAGTTCTCAGCTGACATCAAAAAGATTGAAGCCGATTTCAAAGACACGATCAAAAACATGGAGTCGCTGGGTGACGACTCAACCGCAATCCAAAAGCTCATCTCGGCCAAGAAAGCGCAGGCCGAAATGCAGGAGATTGAGCGCCAGTACGCGACTTTGAAGTCAAAGCTTGAGAAGCATCAGATCTCACCGCTGGACTACCTGGATCAAGCGAACAAGCTCGAAGAGCGGGGAAACAAAGCTGCTGAGGTGACGGGCAACCCAGCAGATCTCGACAAAGTTAAGATGGCTGCTCAGGACGCTCGCGCAGAGGTATTCGATCTGCAGACACTGACTGACAACGTGTCGGATAGCCTCCAGGGCGGCCTGGAAGGCCTGTTTACTGACTTCATTTCGGGGACGAAATCGGCGAAAGAAGCGTTTTCTGATTTTGCTCAGGGCGTGCTGACCGAAGTGTCGAAAATCATTGCCAAACTGCTGATTCAATTGGCCATCCAGTCAATGCTGTCAGCGTACACAGGCGGTGCAAGTAGCGGAGCCAGCGGACTGTTGGGGATGATTGGCGCGGGAGTTAAACATAGCGGTGGAGGCATTGGTGATGCTGGTCGCTCAAGAAGTGTTCCATGGAGCTTCTTTGCTAACGCACCGAGGTATCACACGGGCGGAATCATGGGCCTAAAGCCAAACGAAGTTCCGATCATTGCTGAGAAAGGCGAAGAGATGCTTACTGCAAGTGATCCTCGTCATCGCAACAATCTCGGGAAGGGAAGTAAGGGCCACGTTGATCAAGCACCTAGAGTTACTGTTAATAACATGATTGACTCGATGTCCATCGCCAATGTTATGGAGGGTGCTCACGGAGAGGCGGCAATCATGAACGTTATTCGCGCCAACAGAAACGAGATAAAGAACATGTGATAATATATAGCCACTGACTAATAAGAATAATGATAATGACAGTAGCTATCCAAACTTACACCACTGGTGCCGACTGGCTAACACATCTTTGCACTGATCTTTTGCCGTCAAACCAATGGGCGGTAGTTCGGGATACTTCCTCTGAAAAAGTATTCGGGCTACCTGGTGACCAGGGGTTTGTGGCGTTTGTGATCGGAGCTGGTGTTGTTGAGATCCAGGCATTTAAGTATTTCGACCATGGCAAACCTCTGTCAGGCCAGACCGGTGGGTTTAGCTATGCGTATTCGCCTTTCTTGCCGCGAGTTGTGCTGCCTGCGGGGCCGGTTAAGGTCTGGACACTGGTGAATTCGCGTCGGTTGTGTGGAGTCATCAAGTCGGGGACTTCGTACTATTCGTTTTATGCCGGGTTGATCCTGCCTTTCGGCTCTAATCGGGTTTATGGATTTCCTTGTTTTATTGGTGGTTCTGGCGAGCTTGGCGGGTCGAAAGAGTCTGCATATCCTTTCATGTCTGGTGGTAATCAATACTGCCCAAAAGTCTGCCTACCGAACGGAGCGTGGCAGATTGTGGGCGGCAATTCGGGCGGCAACAGCTCGTTCACGAATGAGTTTCCGTACTCGTATTCGTATGCGTTCATCCACCCGTTTGATGGAAAATACCATCGTTTGAGGTCGAAGATTGACGGTGGTGCTGTGATCTACCCTGCCCTAGTGGTTAGCTCTGGTCGTGCCTCGGGTTCGGATGCTCTTAATTCAGACGACGGTGTTTGGCTGGGATATCTGGATGGTGTGTTTGCCATCCCCCAGGGGCGTGCAGCTGAGTCTGTCATTGAGGTCGATGGCGTGGACTACCTGGTAGTCCCCAACGTGTCCAGGGCATCCGAAACATATGGGCTGAGGCTTACATGAAGCACTATTCGTCGAGGTATACGTCGGCAGATGACCTGGTAGCAGTGATCAAGCAGCGCCTTGAAATTGAAGGTTGGGCTGTGAATCGGTACGGCGGTTTTGATGATCCGCGCATAGGCATCCAATTGATGATCTCTCGCGGGGATGCCTTTTTCTGCTTGAGGAGCTTTGGGGAGTCTAGTCCATACGTTGACTACTACGCAGCCAGCAGCATCGGTCAGCACGGTGTGATTGTCTCTGCTGCTAGTGGCTACAGCGACAGTGCGGGCTTTGTCAGCCAGCCTGGTTTTCAATCGTCACCGAAGTGCTATGTCGAGAGCGGTGAGGGAGCTGGGGTGTGCCATTTCTTTGTGGCGGATGGCCTGGTGATGTTCATCACTGAGCGTGCCGGAGGTCTGTATTCGTGCCTTTCTTTCGGCATGTTGCCTGTTTTGTCCGAGGGTTCAGGTGGTCAGTTTGTGACGTCGACAGAGAGCTATCTGGGCACACAAAGGCAGCCGCTGTTTTCTAATTCCTACGCCACATTTGGTGTTCGTCTAGCACATGCGGAATGGTCGGGGTGGGATGTAGGTGGTCGTACCTGGGGGCCGCTTCGCCCTAGTAGCCAGGGGACTTTGATCGGAGTTCCACACTTCCATCAAAACGGAGCGAGCTACGGAAACGTGGGCGCTGCCGCAAGAGCAAAGGGCCTAATCGGTGGGCTGGATGGACTGATCCCAATCGCATTGTTTACCGAGTTCGGCGGTGGGTTTGCTCCGTTCGCTGAGCTTCCGGATATCTTCCTCGTTCCCATGGATTTGTTCGAGCCTGGGGCCGAGTACGTGCTCGGGACTCATCGATTTCTTGTTTTCCCGCAATACGCAAAGGCTTTTCCTGCTGACCGGGACTACCCGCATTTCAACCTGGGCATAGCAGTGCTGTTGGAGCTCAACGTATGAACCAGATCGCAAAAAGCTTTGGAACCTTCTTCTTCGACAACGTTTTCCTGACCCCCGAGAGAATCGACGCGGGAGTGGTTGTGCCTGGTGCAGAATTTACGTTCGAGCTCTGGCATTCTTTCGTTGATGCGAAAGTATTGGCTGGTGTTACTCAAACCGGGGCATTAGGGGTTGAGCTCGATGGTGCTACCTCAGGGTCTTTGTACGCTTTTACGTCCTTCGCATACGGCGTTTCTCTGAGCCAAGCTGCAGGGGTTGTCGACTACAAGGCGAGCTTCGACTTCGGGATGGGCGCTGCGCACAGCTTCAACCTGAAGGCATCCATGGCCCTCGTGATGCCTGAGCGAATCGACTGGTCGACTCAACCCGAGATGAGCATCCAGTATCTCACCGAAGTCATCGAAGCTTTCGACGGCACCGAACAGCGTATTGCCTTGCGTGAAACGCCCCGCACGTCGCTGAGCTACATGTACAGTATGACTGACGAGCAGCAGTACCGTTTTAATAACAAGCTTGCTAGTGCGACCGGCAGCATGATCGTTCCCTTGTGGGCCCTACAGTGCCGGTTGTCTCAGGGGGTCTCGGTTGGTGACGCACGCATTTACCTGGCGGACGCGTCGGCACATCTTGCGAGCTCAGAAACCATCTTGATATCGGATTATGATCGATACGAAATCCTTTCCGTAGAGTCAGTGGACGGACTGGCAGTAACGCTAAAAAGCTTGGCTAAGACGGGCTTCTCTAGTGCGGCAATCGTAGTGCCTTGTCGTATCGCATATGTAGCGGACGAGTCTAATTCAGCCTCGCTCCTGAGAGGCTTTGATCAGCACACGATTACCTACGACTTGGACGAAACTCAGATCCTAAAGCCAGCTCCAGTGGACGATTTTGAGCGCATCAATGGCCGACCAATTTTCCCGTTCAGACCAGACCGCTCAAAAGACGTCACCACTCAGTACACCCGCTTGCGCGAAACGCTAGACCCCCTGATCGGAGCCAGGAGCATCTACGACCGAGCAAGGGGTGCGGTGAAAATATTGGGCCAGACGTTTACCTTTTTCAGCGAACCCGAGCGCCAAAGATTTGAGGACTTTGCCGAGCTGATGAATGGGGCTCAGGGTGAGTACTATGTCGAAGGCCCAGGTCAAGCATTTGAACTCAGCGAAGACATCTACGGCCCAACCTACAAATTTAAGATAAAGCAAAGCGGCTACAGTAACTTCGCAAACTCTAACTCGCTCGCCCCGCTGGTCGCTATAAAGCTGTACAATGGAATAACAACTTATCGAACAATTCAGCAAGTAACAGCAAACCCAGACGGCACTGAAACTATTACCACGCTGGAGCAAACCAACAGCCTGGTAGCAAGCGACGTGGAAACAATAGTCCCGCTGTACCTTGCTCGATTTGACTCAGATGAATTCCGATACATCTTTGACACCACCGAAGTGTCAACTATAACTAAAAACATAAGACAGTTAATTTATGCTGACCCTGCAATCGATTCAAGCAGCTCTCTCTCTATCTAAACCAGTAGAACTATTTTTGTTTGAGCACGGGACGGACAAGTACGCTTATACGTCCGGCAGCAAGCAGCACCTCCACACCGATGGCCTTGTTTACACGCCGCTGAGCCTAAAGCGCGGCAAAGTCCAGCGCACAGCAGAGGACTACAAAAACAAACTCTCAATCGACATGCCCGGCAACTCCCCTGTTCCCCTACTCTTCCGCAGCCATTTGCCATCAAACCACGTTAGTCTCAAGGTTTTTCAGACGCAACGCGACCTGCCGACCCAGTCGATCAATATCTTCGCCGGGGAAGTAACGAGCGTAACGTGGAACAACTCCATCGCGTCCCTGGACTGCAACCCGGTGTCGAGAGCCCTCTCCCGCCAGGTACTCCGCTGCGGCTACCAAAGCCAGTGCAACCACCATTTGTACGACACCCGGTGCGGTCTCCAAATCCAAGACTGGCAAGAAGACACCAGGGTCACTGCGATAAAAGACAATGGCTTTACAGTCGAAGTAGCCAGCAAACAGAACGCTGACGACTACTACATCACAGGTTTGTTATCAAAAAACGGAAGTGACTTCCGCATGATCACATCCTGTTCTGGCAATTCTTTTAAGCTGATGTCTCCGATTGACGGATTGAAAGTCGGAGATGCTATTCAAGTGGCAAAGGGGTGCGATCACTCAGCGGCTGCGTGTCATTCATTTGGGAATTTCGATAACTTCCTGGGCTTTCTTACGATCCCCAGCGACAATCCGTTCCAAGTCTATTAACTGCCACTAACAATAATAAGAAAGGTACTTACATGGTTTGGTTTATGGCTGCTATGTTCATCTTATCGATGATTGCTGTGGCTCGCATGCAACCAAAAGCTGAAAAACCCACTGCAGCTGGCTTGGAGGATTTCAGTTTTCCGTCTGCAGCAGAAAGGCCGATTCAGGTTCTGGCTGGAACCAGGAGGATTTCTGGGCCTAACGTTTTGTGGTACGGCGACCTCCGCAACTCAGCGATTAAGCAGGTTCAGAAAGGCCTTTTTAGCTCTAAAAAGACTGTAGTCGGGTACAGATATTTCATGGGTGTCCAGCTCGGTATTTGCCACGGCCCTGATGTCCTACTCCGCGAAATCAGGTTCGGTGACGACGTAGCCTGGTCGGGGCTGAACACTGGCGGCGCGATCCAGATCGACAAACCTGCACTGTTCGGCGGTGATACGAACGGCTCAGGCGGCGTATCTGGGACACTCCGTTTCTACCCCGGTGCTTTGACGCAAACCGCGAACGAGTACCTGGTTGGCAAAGTTGGCTCAGATCTCGTGTCTGCGATCCGTGGTGTTAGCTACTGCGTAATGGAGGGCATGTACATTGGGAACTCGTCGAGCCCGCAAGCCACCAGCTTCGTCGTCAGCAGATTCCCTAAATCGCCAGATGATCGTTTCAGCGACTATGAGCAAATTGGCCTAGACGCAAACCCGGCTTTTTTTATCTATGAAATGATCACTCACGGGCTTTACGGTGCCGACCTGAGCTACTCGTCCATCGATCTAGAATCGTTCACGTCAGCCGCCAAAACCCTCTTTGACGAAGGCCTGGGCATCTCAGCGGTAATCGACTCGTCAACAACCGCAGGCGACGTAATTGACGACATTAAGCGCGTGATCCAGTGCTCGCTGCAAACCGACGCCGCAACGGGTGCCCTAAAGCTCAAGCTCATTAGAAACGACTACGACGTCAACGCCCTCCCCTTGCTCGATCAGTCAAACATCAAGAATCTCAGCGGTTTTACCAGAGGCTCCCTGGACACTGCTATAACCGAAGTGAAGCTAAAGTACACGAGCATCGCAGACGACTTCACCGAACGTACGGTGATCGCACAAAACAGCGCTCTACGCATACACAAAGGCGACAGTGACGGCCAAACCGTGCAAATGCCGATGGTCAGCACCAGGGAGCTCGCCAATAAAATCGCTGCTCGCGAGATGGCTGGCATTTCCGTGCCTCTGGCTACCTGCATCGCAGAATGCAATCGGGGCCCAGCTCATACCGAAGTGGGTGATGTCGTTCGCCTGAGCTGGCCAGCAGATGGTGTGGACAACCTAATTATGCGAGTGACCGGTGTCGACCTTGGTGCTCCACAGGATGGCTCCGTGCGCTTGACCCTAGTGCAAGACGTTTTCGGAGTTTTTATGAGCCTGTATGCAGACGGCTCAGAGCGCAGCTGGGTCAAACCATCATTTGAGCCCACAGACATCACCAGGTATGACGTCATCGATGCCCCCGTGATTTTGACGACAAACCAAACTGTGGGCAGTGTGCTCGTGGTTGCGGAAAATCCTGGTGTTGCACTGGACTATCAGCTGCAGGTGCGTGGTGGTGTCGACAGCGGGTACGTCGACGCCGGGGCGGTGCCCTTTACCCCGTTGTTTGCTACTACTGCCCCGATGGGGAGCGGGTGGACTGATACCGGCTTGGTGCTCTCAGGCCCCTCCGCCGAGCTCTCGACGCTCACGGCGGATGAGGTGCGCCAGGGGCTGGGTTTGATGCTTATCGTCAGTGCCATGGGTAAGGAATGGATTTCCTACCAGACTGCCGTCATGGGCAACTCGTCGACAGT